ATCGTCAGCATCGTCATACTCGCCAGAATCTTCTTGATTCTCTTGACGTTCATTGCGCATCTGCTCTTGAAGGTCTTGCTGATTCTGAACCTTGTTTTGTTCATTCTGCTTCGTGTAGTCGTACACACGTCGAGCAATATCAACAACTTGATCCCACGTTTCAGCAGCCTCAACTTCACGAACAATCTCGCGTTCAATGTCATTGAATTCAACAATGACATGCGAACCCATCTTGAATCGCAGGTTGATGCGATCAATCAGATTGAGTTTGCTGAGGTCTTCGAGTTTCTTGATGCCGAAAAAGTCACGCTCATACAATGACGCATATGCACGCGCAAAAGACTTTGACAGTCCAGGGAACTTGCGCTTGACCAGTTTCTCAATACGTGCATCTTCGATGACGTTCAAGAAGTCTTTGAACTTTTTGTTATCTTCGCTGTTCTTGACTTCATTATGCCAGCCCTGCTCAGGTGTATTCAGAGCATGACCAACTTCGTGACCAGTTAGCAAGTCATACAAGTCGCCGTCCATGTCCTTCCAGACAGGAAGAACCATCGTACGATTCTTGAGGTCGAAGTATGCGGTCTTGACATTTTGGTGCGAGACCGTGATATTCTCAGAAGCCAAGAGTTTGGCGAGGATAGACTTGGAAGCCTGTAAATTCGTTTTCATAGTGGAATTCTGCTTGAAACCCCATAAAAAGGCAACAGAAAAAACTATAATAAAATCAATAACTTACATCAACCTACTTTGTATACAAATTTTTCAGTCTGTTTTTCGGCAGGTTTTGCATCATTGATGATCTGAATCTTTGGTTGATTGTATGCAATTTCATCTTTCGGTTGTTGGTTGAGTTCTGCTTCTTCTTGCTCTCTTGCATACTCTTCACTCATCTTGCGAAGTTTCTTAAGATTCGACTTCACCTTTCGCTTTGCTTGTTCAAGTTTAATTGAACTGACCTTTTCAGTGAAGACCTTTCCGTCTAGATGATCAATCTCATGTTGAATACAAACTGCGGTCAGTCCATCAAACTCATGCTCAACAATTTGTCCACCAATTGCTTGAAATCTAACTTTGATATGATCTGGACGATTTAATTTCAGATATAAGCCAGGATAACTCAAGCAACCCTCGGAATAATCAGCAAGTGTTTCAGACTTCTCAATAATCTCGGGATTGAACATTGTCCAAATCTGCTCGCCCATATTAATAGCACAAACACGGTCACGCAATCCAACTTGATTGGCAGAAAGACCAAGACCTTGCATAGCGTTTAATGTTTCTGCCAAAGAGAACGCAAGATATGATGCACGCTTTTGTTCTTCTAGTGTGTCAAACTTAACAAGCACTGTTGGCTGACGAAGAACTGGATCGTAGAAATCAACTAACTTGAAAACTTCAAATTCAACAAGGTCGCCCTTGTAATACTTTACCATTTTTGCCATATTAATTCACCATTTGCGAAAAGTTTTTAACCTTACCAAAACGAATTGTATGCTTGAACTTATCAACCATCTGATCAGTTTTATGAGTGATCACAAAGATGTTTGTATTCTCTGCAAACATATTTATCAACTTCATAAATTCTTCAGTACCATTGATGTCAAGAGAACCATCAAAGACCTCGTCGAAGATAAGAAGATTGGTATTGACACTGTTCTTTAGTTTGGCGACCGACCTCCAAGTGAACAACAGTGCTAGATCAATACGTTTCTTTTCACCCTCTGAGAAGTTTTCATAACTGAAATCATCTCGGTGACGAGACTTGATGGTCTCCTTGAACTCCTCGTCAATGTTGAAGTTGACAAAGAAGTCCATCGCAGCCAAATACTTATTTACCAGTTTGTTTATAACTGGAACGTACTGCTTAATGATTTTCGACTTAATCCCGCCATCTTTAAGCAACTGCGCGACAATATCATAATTTTGCGTTTGTTCAGATACTTCTTTTCTTTTTTCGTTAAATGCTTGTAGTGCGTTGAGTAACTGTTTAGACTGTGCCTTGAACTCATCGCTCATGGCTGGCTTGCTTTCTATCTCAGTGATTTCTTTTTCAAGTTTCGCAATATAGTTTCGAACCTGCTTGCGAGAAGTATTAATGCGCACAAGATCTTGTTCAAGAGTCTTGAGTTCTTTTTGTGTTGATTTAATTGTATTGATTCGACGTAGAACGGCATCACTCTCTTCCTTTAGTTTGTTTAGACCTTCGGTTAGTTCTGTGATTTTACTGTTGCAAGTGTGTACTTTTTCGTCTTTGTTATTGATAGCCTGATCGCAGGTTGGACAAGTCGAATTTACAGAATAGAACTCGATATCTTTCTCGAGTTTCTGGATATTCCCTTCAATCTTGGCTTCAAGTTGATTTAGTTTGTTGAATTTTTTACTGGTTGAATCGTCATCTGATACTTCGTTTAATAAACCTTCAATTTGCGTTTCTTTGTCAGTCGCTTCGACTTCAAGTGCTGAGAGTGATGCCGTGTTTTCAGTCACTTCTTGTTTCTTTGCGTCTACGATTTCTTTTGTATTCTTCTTGAGTTCATCAAGATGTTTCTTGTGTAGTTCGATTTTATCGCGTGTATTGTCAATTTGAATCTTGAGTTGCGCTGCTTCGTCCTTTAGAGTATGAATCTTACCCTTCACAATTACGTTCATTGCAGAAAAGATCTGAATGTCAAGCAAATCTTCGATGACAGTGCGACGGTCCGCTGCTGACAACTGCATGAATGGAGTGAAGTTGGTCGATCCGAGAATAACAATCTGCGTGAATGACTTATAGTTCATCTTGAGAATAAGTTTCTCTAGATGATCTTGATAGTCTTTTGCTTTGGCGTCTTGGTTTAGAAGTTCACCATCGCAATAGATTTCAAATACATTTGGACGAATTCCACGAATAACTTTATATGACTTCTTGCCAATATCAAACTCAACTTCAACAAGACAATCTTTCTCATTGACAGAGTTTACAAGTTGTGGCTTATTGATATTGCGGAATGGCTTACCAAACAATGAGAATGTGATAGCATCCAAGAAAGTTGACTTTCCTGCGCCATTTTCACCCACGATCAACGTTGTTGCGTTTTCGCTCAGAGGAATTTCAGTAAAGACATTTCCAGTAGAAAGGAAATTCTTGTAACGAACCTTTTTAAATAGAATCACGCTGTCTCCATAGACAATGCTTCATTGTACACATCGCGCAGAACTGTCTTTATTTTATCTGATTCTACTGGCAATGTCAAGCCATCGACATACTTATTTAAGATTGTCATTGTATCTTCGGCTTGGTCAATATCAACTTCAACGTTGTCAGTAATCTCAGAAAAATCTTCAACAACAGAAACTTCTAGTGGTGCTGCTTTTGCGATTGTATCAAGCAAAGCATCAAATAAGAAAGAATTATTTCGCTTCTCAACGACAATCTTTAAATACTTTCCATTTAGATGAGAATAGTCAGCATTGACAATGTCGTTATAGAACATATCGTCATCGTTATACTGAATCTTATAGAACATCTTGTTTGGATTTGGTACAAACTCAAGTTTACGAGTTTCTGTATCCAGAATATGAAAGCCACGCTCATCGTTATAGTCGCTCCAAGTCATCTCACCAGGAGTGCCAACATATACAATACTACCACTGTTGCTCTTGTGATGAAAGTGTCCAGAAAGAACTAGATCATACTTTTGCAACGTTGCAGGGTCCATACCCTCATGGCAAATATTACCACGATCCATTTCGAAGCCTTGCAGTTCAAAGTGACCAAAGCACATTTGATTTGTGCTTTCATTGATAAACTCGCCTATGGCTTGTTCATTGTCTTTACAAATCCATGGAATGATATCGATATTGTTCCATGTGCTTGGTTCTTCGTAAATGGTTACGTTCTGCGCATACTCGCGCAAAAGAAGATCAGGTGAATTGATCTCTAAAGTATTCTTGAATGTGATGTCGTGATTGCCAATCAGTGTATGCAGATGTATCCCATGCTTTACAAACTGATCAAAAAAATAACGACGGCACAAAGCAAGAGACTGAAAAGAAATATACTTCCTACGATCAAATAAGTCACCCAACTGAAAGACGGTGGTAATTCCATTTTGCACCAAATAAGGGAAAAACGTATTTAAATAAAACTCGCGATAGTGGTTATGAAAAGCAATACTATCGCCTCTCATACCGAAATGACAATCTCCGAGTATCGCAATTTTCATACAGCAGCCTTACAATTATCGAAATGATATCTACTCATATTACCTCCAGCACCAACTAATCCACAATGCGGACAAGTTTTTTGTTTTCTTGGTCCCCTCATAGCCAACATAGTTTTTTGTCTCAATATCGGATCACTCCATTGAGCAATCGTAGTTCTTCTAGAAGTATTAGCCCACTTTTGTGGGTCTTTTTTGGCTCCATGTTCTATCGTTCTTCCCTTTCTCCAACCTTCTGGAATTTGTTCTTTTGGATCTACATAACTATTTTCTGTTCCATTTGTAATCCAAACTAGTCCAGAAACATAATCTGTTCCCCCAAGAATACTATCTTCTGGAATAGCGTACAGTTCTTGGTCGCTGAGGCATGGATCTTCATAATACTCTGTGTTGAGAATTTCGCACAGAGCCTTCTGAGTTTTATAGGTATAAATAGACATGCTGGAATACTCCTTTACAGTTTCTAGAGCCGATGGATCTGCCAGGATCGCGATCGGCACTTCTATTTATATCATTTCACATCTTCATCTACAAACTTCTCCAAACCAGCCCTTTTTGCTTTCTTTGCTTTTCTTGCGTTCTCATAGTTACTGATGAACTCTGAGATATTCTCATATAATTCGAACTGCCTAAAAGTCCCATCTTCGTTTTCGTTCAACTCGAACTCGTCAAGAGTACCAGCAGTTTCGGTAGCCTTGTATTTGACATACAACTGTTTCTTTTCTTTCTGAATGCGGCGTAAGAATGCATAATACGTTATTTGAGTGAAATAGGCAAATGGATTGCTTGATTTTGCAGGGTCAAAATTGTCAACGTACATTACGCAGTTTTCAATCGCGTCAGCAACCATTTCGTCTCTAAAAGTATATGACAAGAAATTAGGTTTGTGTGAAAGATTCTCAGCAATCTTCATAAAGCATTCAGCAACGTAACGCGGAATCTGTGGCTTTGGTTGCCCAAGTCTCTTTGCTTTACGAATTGCTGTGCGGTATGCAGTCATTTCCTTGAGGAAATCTTTGTTATTGATATAATGATTTTTTGCCATAAATTAGTGTACTGGTCCTTTATCTTTTTTTGCCATTGCTTCTAGAATTGATACGACATTCTCAACGTTTTCTTTAAGTTTTTTTGAATCTGCTTTTTTCTTTTTCTTCTTAGAGGTATCTGGTGTATGCTTATTGTTATAGAAAAAGTCGCTCACATATTCATATTGCTCAACGAAATCGTCTTTAACAGGAGTCACAAACATAACTGCATCAGTAGGAATTTCAATCTCTCTAATTTCAATCACCGATTGAGGTAAAAACTCTTGCATTGATAAGATTTGACGACCTTCATCAAACAAAGTCTCAACTTCAATTCTAAGTGGTGTTTCAATTAAGATACATTCATCTTTATATGTCACATATCCAACCAAATCTTGCCATTGATCTTTTAATCTAACGAATTTTAATTCTTTTGATTCTGACATTAGTTTATCCTTACATTATTGGTTGTGAAGGGGAATTTCTCTTCACTATAGATCTTCACTCTTTCCTCATAATGTTTTAGTGTAAAATTAGTATATGGACCATAACGTAGATCATCAGCAATATCGTACAACGTGGCTGCTTCTTTATTTTCACCTAAACGTAACACACGACCAATTGACTGCAGAGCACGAATCTTACTCTTTGTCGGAGAAGAGAATACAATATTATGTAGGTTACGGATATTCACACCTGTCGAGAATGTTCCATAACTGGCTACAATGATCGCATCGTTTTCTTGTTCAGTGATATGCCTCACTGCTTCGCGATCTTCTGCTTCAACCCCACCATGAATAAAAAACACTTTTCTATTCTTGACCTTTTCCGTTATCAAGTCATACAATATCTTACCGTGTTTTTCAACATAAGTAAATAAAACAAGACTATTTCCTTTGAGATTGACTGCAAGATCGCTTATAAAGTTGTTTCGCCCTTCGTGTTGGGTTAAGAAGTTCATTTCTTCTGGATACGCGAAACCTTTAATTGACTTACAAACTATTTCTGGATACTTTAACACAATGCACTTAATGCTGAAGTTGGCGAGTTGTTTACGCTCAATCAGTTCCTTTGTGGAAATAACTTTGAATGTAGGACCGAACAATCCCTCAAGGACTAGTTTATTGACCTTACTATCATCAAGTGTGCCTGTCGTGCCAATACGCACATCACAGTTAATCAATTTGGTCATGATGCTTGTCAATGACTTGGCTTTAAACGTATGTGCTTCGTCACCGATGATGAAATCAAACTGCGCAAAGTATTTCTTTGGCATGTCATAGATTGACTGCCATGTAGAGATAATCAAATCACTATCAGGAATTTTACTTTCGCCACCATAAATCTTCTGGCAGTATTTTTCTACATCCCATCCATTGACAGATGAATAGTTTTTGAAGTCACTGTGCATCTGAGTGACGAGATTAATCGTAGGAACAATCAACAATCCGCGCTTCTTACCTGTGTTCAGCAGGTGACGAATCATCATATAAATGATTAACGATTTTCCTGACGCGGTTGGTGAAATGAGTACAGTTCTCTTTTTTGTAAGTCCGACGCTAGACGCAAGTAACTGATAATCTCTGGGCTCAATCGACAAAGAAAGAGCCGAAGCCAAATTTTTGGTGTCAACAGGATAGATTTCCTTCTCTTCATCGATATACTCGCAGGTATAGTTGCTGTCCTTGCAAAACTTCTTGATATATGGAACAAGACCAAGATAGATTTGTCGTGTGTTTAGATTCAAAAGTCGAATCTTTCCGTCCCAATATTTATTTCGAAAGGCTGGAGAAAATTGATAGCCTGGAGTTGAAAATGTAAAGAACTCTGCCATCTCTTGCAAGATGGCAGGTTCAGCAGTTACTTGGACGTAAATGTTATTTACTTTTTCAACAACGACGTGTTCTATCATCGAGCACCCTGGATAAACTTCTCCCAGCCCATATACTCACGTAATTGCCAAGTTCGATTATTGAGTTCTTTCATCACGTTTTCGCAAAACTTTGCTGCTTCTTCATGGTAGGCTTTCTTGCGTTTGAGTTTGTTTAGATCGTCATCGCCGTCAAGATATACCGAGATATCTGACTTGAGAGTAAAACGAAATGGTTCCCAACCAAGTTTGTCCAATTCTTCTTGATCAAGTTTGCCATTGTAGTACATCCACTTGAGTTTCTTTAACTTATCAAACTCAAGAGCGCAGCGTTTTGCGGCAAGATTGTGCAATGAAAGATATTTGTTATACTTGTTGTGAATCAATGGAATTCGCAAAATCTCTTTGCCAGGTTCTGTAGTATCAATTTCAGAATCCTTCTCCCACTGAATCATCAATTCTTCAAGTGGCAATGTCTCTAATTTCATAGCAATGTCATGTTAAAATCGGAACTATATTGTATAACATTCTCACTGTGAAGTAAAGTCGCGCCAGAACTCTTGTCCAGAGAATGCTCGCCAAAGATCAGGTGGAATAACTGGTGCTTGCTCAATAAACTCTACTTTTTTTCTAGTTTTATGCAGACCCACATGTTGCTTCGCAATATCAAATTCATCATGAGAAGATTCAACATTATTGAAATCATGTTTAAAGTATGGTTCACCTATAAACTTGTAGATTGTTTTCATTGTTTTTTGTGGTTCACGAGCAAGATTTTCATACTCAACAAACAACATCTTCTCTTTATATGGACTAAAAAATCCTTCTTTCAAAGAATTTAAATTTTTTACAACTAAATTATTAAACCAATAATCAGATCTTCTATAAACATCATCCTCGGCGCATTCAGACGGAAGTAAAGTTGGACTTTTTTTATGCAAAAGTTCAAATGAATTAATAATCCAAGGAATATCTCTAACGCAGCAGATTACTTTTGCATTAGATCTAAGTTTATCCATAACATGCAGCATTCCTGTCCAATATCTTGATGTATTGAAGACTATAGGTTTATCGATATGATTATAATATCCATCAATAAATCCACTCAATGCAGACAACTTTTGTTCTTCAGTGCATTGAGTGGATACACCGCCAACTGAAAATTCTCGTATAATTCTACTGATTGCTCCGTTTAACGGATCAGAAATCCCAGTATGAAATTGTGGATTTTGAGAGAGAATGGACGACAACAAAGTCGAACCTGATCTTGGCAGACCAGCAATCATATGAAATTGTTTCATAAAGTCTCCTACAAGATTTTACTCTTGCCCATAATACAACTATAATGAGTATGTCGGTTTTGAACCGAGCTTCAAGAATTATACTCTATATTCTTTCGTATTCATAATATGCGAATCTAAAGGTTGCATCAGCAACAGCAATATTCTCTGCGCTGTCCATAGAGTTGAACATAATTGTTGACAATGATGTTGGAAACAAGTCAACAAACTTCACGCGAAAGTTTGGATTATTCTTGTTCGTAAACATTGTCATGATTGCGCTTGAATATTGTGGTTTGTTCTTTTCGCGCCCACGAATGTATGGTGCCTTTGCTTGGCGAGCGAGGTCAACATATTCTTTGAAATCAGTTGGGAATGTGATGCCGCGAATCCAGTCATGTAGTTCTGTCCATGAACGCAAATCTTCATCAACAAGAAAAGTGATGTTGAATGAATCATAAATCATTTTTTCGCCAGGAACAAACAAATCAATAAACGGTGTTGCGCGAACAACTTCTGTAAGAGAAACTCCAGGCAAATTTGCTGCTTGACAATAGTATGTTGCTCCAGGGAGACGATCGAACGTCACTCTAAATTTGGTACTTTGTAGTAAGTCAGTATTTGTTGGTGTGCGCGTAAGTGCTGTCATTCTTTCTACTCCTAGAAACGATACAACTATTTAGGTGTAAAAAAAGGGGGGCTTTTTCAAGCCCCCCCAGTTCTTTGCCTTATTATTTTTATAAAGTCGGCAATAACTTACTAGCACATCAATTATTGGTTGATGTTTAGAACGACGAACTTGCGGTAGTACATGTTCGTGTCGTTTGCTAGAGCACCAGTACCAGCACCAGTTGCGAATGGGTTTGCTACTAGACCATAACGTGTCTTGAAGCCAACCTTTGGCTGGTAGGTTTGTGGATCGATAGCACGTACCATCTGGAGTGGAACGTATGGGCAGTAGAAGAGACCAGCGTCATAAGCGTTGGTGCCCTTGTAACCTACTACGCAGTAGTCTGTACCAGAAACAGAGTATGGGTCAACATAGACCTTGATACGTCCGAAGAGCGTACCAGCGAATGTGTTGCCTGTGTCATCAACTGTTAGGTTCGTTTGACCAGTTAGTGCTGAGTTGTAGTCAAGAAGACCAGTCATTGCGAGGGCTGATGCAACGTCTGTTGAGACGATGACCATGTTACCCTTGCCACGACGTGTGTCCTTGGCAATCTTGTTAGCAGCGCGTTCGATTGCGAACAAGAGTGACTTGTACTTTTCTACTTGCCAACGACCGCTTGTGTCGCTTGAAGAAGATAGGTTGAAGACGTTTCCTGTTGCATTGTTTGTGATACCTGCGTTAGCAGTTGCATAAACAGTACGAACAACTTCGCGGTTGATTTCTGCTAGAATTTCAGTTGACAAGATATTTGTCAATTCTGTTTCTGCATCTAGACCGTGAATTGCCTTGAGGTCTTGTGCAAGTTCTAGCGTGTATGATGCTTGCAAACCGCGTGTATTTGCTGTAACAGCAACGCGATCGATTTGGAAGCCCATCTGTGCTAGGTTTGCTGATTCACCGAAGGCTGTTGAGAAGCCAGGACCAGTGTTATCAAGACCGAAGATTGATGAGTTAGCATTACCAGGATTGACAGATAGTGTTGACTGTGTGCCAGTAGCAGCATTACCTGAGTGACCTGTGTTTGCTTCGTTATAAAGAGCTTCACCACCACGAGCTGTTGCAGATGCGTATGTTGAACGCATTGCGAAGATCAAACCTGTTGGACCAGTCATTGGCTGAACGCCGCAGATGTCATAAGCCATTAGGTTTGGTAGTGCGCGACGGACCAATCCGATTAGAATTGGGTCGAAGCCCTTGATTGAGCCTTCACCACCAACTACTGGTGACGAACCGCCACCGATGTTGTTTGGTAGACCGCCACCAGCGACTGAACCAGCTTCCCAAAGATTTTGCATTGAGCGTGATTCTTCCATTAGGGCGCGTTCTTGGTTTTCTAGAACGAGTGCAGTAACTGCACGCTTGTATGGGTCAGTAATTTTTGGTAGATCGCCGTGATCTAGAACTGGAGCCCACTTTCTTGCATATGTTTCATTAAGATACATTTTTTATTTCTCCGTTAAGAAAGATGAGTTGATTAGGCTTTTGGAGCCGTTTTTGTAATTGCCTTAACATAATGTGCCATCATACCATGAACTTCAGCTACTTCTGGCTCTTCAACAGCTGTTTCTTGAAGTGCCTTTACCTCACTCTTCACATTGGTTTTACTTGGGAAGTAGTTCTCGCGGATTGTTGCGAGCTTATTATCAAACTCACCTTCTGTGGTGAACTCCACGCCCTCTGCGAGCGATTTCATTTTCTCAATCTGCACTTCAGTTAGACCTTCGCAGATCTTACGAATTGCTTCGTTCTTTTTTGCAGCATCGAGTTGTTCTGTTAGGGAAGCGATTGTTGCGCTTGTTTCTTCTGTTGACTTGGCAACTGATTCTTCAAGTTCAGCAACGCGAGCAGCAAGTTCTTCTGCTACATCAACCTTCTCTTCAGGAATTTCGATGTAGTGCTCTGCGAATAGATTCTTGAGACCGCCGATGAAATCATCAACGAGTTCAGCGCGCAAACCTGTTTCTACAGCAACCTTATTGTCTTCAACCCACTGTTCAACGACATAGTTTAGATATTCGTCGACTTGACCAGCGATCTCTTCCTTAAGAGCATCAACGGCTTCTGTAAGAACCTTATCGTTCTCAGCCATTACGTCTTCAAGGATAGAATCAACACGTGATTGAACAGCAGCTTCGAAGATTGTTGTTGCTTTTGTGCGGAACTCTTCAGAGAGTGATTCGCCATTGAATAGCGCATCGACATCTTCCTTCATGCTGCCCTTATGCTTGGCAAGCATTGACTTCTTCCAGGCTTCGTTTGCTTCTTCTTCGTCTTCTTCTTTATCATCTTCGTCGTCAGCCATTTCCATTTCTTTTTCATCTTCATCTTTATGCTTGGCTTCGACGACTGGTAGAGTCTCTTCTTCTTCAGAGTCTTCGAGAATAGTTTCTTCTTCCTCTGTTTCTTCTGTTTCTTCACCCAAACTTGGATTCATGTTACCAACAACTGGCTTTGCGATATTTGCTGATTTTACTGAGCCCATTTTCTTATCGCCAGCAACTGTTGATTTGCCAGGGTTTGGTGCTTCACCAACACCAGCTGCAGTTTTCTTACCAACATCGTCGCCTTCTGGCTTTTCTTTTGTTGAACCACCGAGATCGTCCATCTCGCCTGGTAGTTTTACAGCTGCGTCTTTATGAGCATTCATCGATGCTTTTAGAATTTCTGCAGCGGATTCTGATAATGTCTTACTCATTTGTTTTAACTCCTGAAGAAGTAATATTATTTATAAATTTTAAAGTTTTGACAAGAAGTTTTCAAAGATCTTCAATGAAACTTCGTCAATCTGTTTTTGCTTTGCTCTTTTAATCTGCTCATAATAGGCATTGACGTCGATTTCCTTCACTTTACCATTATCCCAAACCCACTCTTTGCCTTCCATAATACCTTGAACAAAAGCACCAGGTGCGGACGGATCCGCTACAATATCAGCCGCTGTGGCTAGATAATAGTCATCTTGAACCACGTTGACACCGTTTACTTCTTTGAGTGAACCCATGCCACGTGACGAGACACCGAGAGTTGCACCGCCTTCCATAAGGGACTTGGCGATCTTACCCATTGGTGTTTCAAGAATTTTTGCCTTACCGATCCACTGATTACCTTCCTGCTTTAAAGAGGTGATCAAGTGAGAGACTCGGTCTAGATTAATTGATGGTGAATCTGGATGACCCAATTCACCAAATGCGCGATTCTTAGTAACGTACTCTTCGTTATAACGACCAACTTCTTTAGCAAGCGTATCGGTCTTATACATACGACCATTACGATTCTTCATTTCTGCTACAAGAAATGGTCCTGTGATGTAAAGTGTTTTAACACCGTTTTGTTCCTCGGTGATAACTCTAACATCATTGATGTTTTCGGTAATTAATTTCATTAACGTATCCCCAATGCTTTTCTCTTCATGAGAGATCTTTTTCTTTTTATAAGTGCTCGAGCCATCTTTGCTTTGCGCTTTACTTTTGCTCTGCGCGCAGCCATCTTTCTGCGTAAACGCTCTTGTGGCTTCATACGAACTAGTTTACCACCACGAATCGTAAAACCTTTTACAGCAGAAAAGACTTTGCGACGCTGAACCTTGCCACCACGAACACGAGCGCGAATTAGTTTTTTGCGACCAATTTTTTGAATATTGGCTTCAGCAATAATTTCTCTTACAATTTCTGATACTAAACTCATTTTCCACCAATTGTAAATTGGACTTTACTTAATGCAAAATGTGCTGCTTTCTCAAACCCCTTTGGGCTTGTAAGCATATCAGCAAATTTCTTTTTATTCTCATCGTTCAATGCGCCGTGAACCATATGAATGGCTTTTGCTGCACCGTGACTGACTTTTAACTTTGAACCATCGGCAAATTTAAAGTGTCTAGAATTCGATGTAACGTTATCTTGTTGAGCAAATTTCGCAACTTGCTCTAAACTTTCCATGATCTCTTCTGATACGGATCCAGGAACAGTTGCGTCATCTGTCTTTGTGCCTGTTGGACGATATGGAATTGTAAATGTTAATCCCATTCTAGAATTAACATACATTGCAACGCGACGACCATCTGGGAAAATACGAATGCCTGTTCTTTTTAATACAAGCATTGGTGGTGGATTTACTTCATCGCGCAATGTTGCTTCACAAATTTGTTCTTTGTCGATAATTTCGTATGAATTCATTAATGACTTTTTAGCCGTTGCAGCTGGTTTCAAAACTTGTAACTGACGACGAAAACGATTCATTGGAACATCTGATGAGAGAGCATCTGATGGAACTTGTGATGTTGCCGCAATATAATTTGTTCTTTCAGTTGGCGATAGTTTATTAATCACCTGACTAAATTGTGCTTTAGGATTTGCAGCAATTGCTTTTGTTACTTTTGCATGACCCGATGCAGCAGCACTCACATTGAGACCTTTAATTCCCAATGTTGTTTTTGCAGCGTTTAACTTTTGACGCAATTCAGCGTCTGAAGTATTACTCTGCGTTTGAGGTGACGCCTG